CCATTTCATAGTAAATATCTAAACCAATATCTTCTTTTGGTTCTGTTTCAAAAATAGCAGGGTTTTTTGATGTATAAGTTCCAGAGTCTTCATCTACTATTTTTAAAAATTCTAAATTAGTAGTAGTGCTACCACCTACTTCTGTTAAATTCAAAGAATCATCTGGCGACCAAGTTAAAGGTTTATCTAGCTCAACAGTAAACCTTATTAATCTTGATGTTGCAAATTTACCGAACTTACTACCTTTGTAAGTAACACAATGAACTCTAGCATAATCAACTATCTCGTATATAGTGCCATCTGGATCATCAGTCCATCTTATTTTTTGTCCAGGCGATTGTAAAAAATTAGCTGTATCAGCTGCTTCTGGAACTTTATTTTCAAAACCCCACCAATAGCCTTCCCATGCGTTTCTTGCTGCACTACCTTTACCAGGTCCCCATTTGAAATAACACAAGTCCATATACTTTGAACCTACTCTAGTACCTCTACCTTGTGTAGCGCCAACTCGGTGTGTTTCCCCTGGAAGAACTCTATCTTGTGGTAACAAACCTCCTTGTCTAGCGTAAGCAGATCGAGGTCTTCCATTATCTATATGCCAACCTCTATCACCTGGCTTCCAGTTATCATCATTATCTCCAGCTCTTTCCATAACACCAAAAGCTCTAGTAGAAGCTATAGCATAACCTTCTTTTTCGTTTACCGATGTTATTCTGTCAACTAATGCTTTATCACTGTATATTTTTGCAAAAAATCTACCAGCAAACTCTGGTTTGTTTTGTATTTCTTTTTGAAATATATTTATACCTAAACCTGTAGCCTCATTGCCACCACTTGTTGCAAAAGCCATGCCAGATAGTGGTTTTTCTAAAGTTACTTTATAAAAAATATTGTTACCAGATCCAACTTTTTGTATACTTTCTATATCGTAAAAAGTAGGTGTTGTATTTGTTTCTGTAAATATTTTACAACAAAGCTGTGGTTCGCCTAACAAGGCATTATCCCTAGAATCAGCTCCAGAATCAACCCAAGCATCATTTAGTATTTTTAAAGTTAAAGCACTCTCAACTGGCCGCCCATCATCCGCAAAAGTGTTGTTACTACCCGAACCTTCTATTTTAGCTTTATTTACGTTCTTTGTTTTTATTGTGTCTGGTGCTTCATTTTCTAAAGCTATAATTTTGTATCTAGCTTCTTCATCGACAAAGCTATCACTATCGTGTTGCTTTTTTAGTATAATAAAGTCATCTTCTTTTATTTTATTTCTTTCTGAAGATGGAAAAGATATCCAAACGTTATCATCCGACTCAACATAAAATCTATCCATTGATAAATTATAATACTCGTTTGAATTTTCTTTAACAAAAAACTTAAAATGAGTAAAACCTTCTGGAGGATCTGATTCTATTACCGCAGATATTCTATTATTTAAGTTTGCTGATGTTTTACCTAATACAGTAGAACTTGTTTCTGACGAAAATACAGGTGTTTCTCTACCATATTCATCTCTATAAGCAATACCAACTTGATATGTTCTTAAAGTTTTTATTGATTTACCAGCTGATTCATTAGTAATATTCCAGGTTGGGTAATTGTCAATGTTTATAGATACTTTAGGTTTTATAACATCACCGTTTGCATTTTTTATATCAAAGTTTTGCAAATAATTAGCATAAACTAACCTATTAGCAATGATTTCTTGAGATTTTGCTTTTCTTGGTACATTATCAAACGGTCTTAGTATTTGATTAGACTCTATAACCTTGCTTATTATTTCAGATTTTATACTATACTGATTAGCAAAGTTGCCAGAAGAGTCTTTTTCAATTGTATCTACAACATAAACATTTTGGTTTGAAGAATCTTTATATAATATATCTATTTTTTCTACATCGGATGGAACTGTTCCGCTAGACGCAAAGTTTTTTACTTTTAAATTTCTAACTGTGTTTTTCATTAACACATTGTAACCTTGCTCTGGGTTATATTCAAAAGCTTTTTCGCTAGGCAAAAACGCTGGCTCAGAAAAAGGAGAAAAACAAGAAACTTGATTATCATTGTATATATATCTATACGCAAACCTAGGAAACTTAAACTCAAACATAGGCGGAGTTTGTTCTAAAGTTACTTCCCAAAATATACTTGTTGCTGGCGCTGTGTTAATAGACAATACGTTTACTTTAGCAAAGTTTTGAGTATTACCTGTTGGTACTTCAAAAACTTTAACTCTAGCTATATGATTTTCATCATCATCAGAGTTTGAAGCTGTTAAAACTAAAGTATCACCAACATTATAAAAAGGATAAGGTTGATTCCAATACATAGTAACAGCTGTACCTGGATCAAACGGCGTAGGTTCGCCATCTACATTGCTACCTAAAGCTCCATTCCAACCTGTATTGACATTAGTGACGTTACCATCAGCGTCAAGCTGCTTTGTTCTGTACATCTCTAAAATAGGAGCTGTGATAGGTGATTTTTTTATTACGGTTACATCTGATTCTATAAAATCTCTACCGTAAATTTCAGTGTGAGAAGTGTCTCCTGATGCTGCTGCTGCAGTTTTGAATCTTTCTATGTTAATACATTTTGGCTCATTTAAATCATCAGTAAAAAACAACAAACCATCGATTATGTTTATACCTGTGATAAGAGTATTTGATGAAAACTTTAAAACATTGTTTTTATCTATAACGACAGGAGATACAACTTTAGTTGTTTGATCAAACTCTAGTATACCATCTTGATTGCTACCGCTTAGAAGCCAATATATTTTTTCGTTTCTATCGTATCTTATAACACCTACTGTTTTACAGTTATCAAAACCATAGTAGTTTGTATCAGAGTCGTTTAAACCCCATTGAGTATATGAGTTAGTAACCTCATTATAAGATCTATTAAAAATAGCTGTGTTACCTAATATATTTTCAATCGCACCTACGTCTGCACCCTCAGAACTAGATATCTTTATATTTAAAGCATCTCGATACTGGCCATTGGGAATTAATCTTTCGTCCAGGTCTTTATTCATTTTACCTGCCGAAAAAACATTTTTAATTTCAGGCATATATTAGTGTTTTATAACTTTAGACTTACCTCTCATTACTTGAGTAAGCTCTTCTATTTTTAAATTAGATAGTCTTAACTTAGCTTGTCTAGCTTTTGCAAATTTACCTTTTTGAAATCTTTGAATTATATATTCTGGAACATTAGCTCTTGTTGATAGTATAGCGTGAGCAACATGCTGATAAACAGCTTCTTCTGCAAACTTATGAACTATCATATCTGCATCTACCGCTAAACCATCGCTTATGTATTTTAAAGTAACAACTTTGCCAGTCATTGACGAGTCAAAGAATATTTTACTTTTAAGTGGATCTATAAAGTAAACACCGTTTGTTTGTGAGTTTTCTGGCTCCATACCATATCTTCTACCAAACAGTTGTAATAACCCAGGATCGTTTTCTAAATCATCTAAGTTGTCAGTCGATGCGTTGCTAGTGTCTGATTTAAATTTCTTCCAAGTTTCAGATTCGTTAGCTGTTAGTATTTCACCACTTTGATAATCAAACAAATATTCATATTTATCATCTTGAAGTATAGGTAGTGGATTACTAGTTTTTCTAGCAGGATACAAAAGCCTTTCAACACCACTTTGATCTAGCCAGCTAATTTTCACATAATTAACATAATCGTGTGGTAGAGGCATTTGTAAGCTTGGTGGTATTTCTATTTCTTGAGACTTTTCACTTTTAAATATATCATAGCTAAACTCTTGCATAGCTCTTTTTACATGAAAAGCTACATCTGTTCTTTTTATTTTAGATATAATCTTATCTTCACCTACGTAAGCTATAATAAAATTATTAACTAGCTCTTTTAGCTTTATAAACTGGTAGTTTCCATAAACCTCATCGTTAGTACCCCATAAATTATCAGGGCCGTAATAGTATTGATACTGTGTTCCTTCAAATAAAGCCATTTATTATTGTTTTTCTTGTTGTGCTGCAAGCATATCTTCTTGCATCGCTAATTGATATACTGATAAATCTCTAACTAAAACACCAGCTAAAGCTAATATTTTTGTTACAATTTCTACTTCTTCTGAATCATGAAGATCAAAATCATTACTACCTGTAGCTTGATATTGAGCGTTACCTAAAACAGTGTTATAGTTCCAAATAACTCTATCAGGTCTTTTCACGTAGTTTATAGTTACTGGATTTGTTCCAGTTGAGTCAGAAGTTATTTCTGACGCACCGTAAACTCTTATACCGTTTTCATCTCTAGTATAAATAGGAAAATCATCTGTTGGTTTGGTTATGGCTGAAGAGTTTATGTATAAATACTCGTTTCTGTTAACTTTTTCAACTTCAGAGCCTTTATATATAACTGTGCCTAACCTATATATATCTGTAGGTAGATCGTAGTGTGGAGGTGTAGCATTTTCATCATAATCAAGTGATGCTTGCTTTTCAAATATATTTATTTTTTCATTCAATATGTTTAACATGTCTGAATATTCCGTATCATTACCATGCAATCTGCTAAATTGATTTATATCGTAAAAATACTGCTCAAATATGTCCATTTGAACTTGATTGGCAAACAAATTAAATTCTTCAGGTGTTAAATAACCTCTTTGCTCTTTATTTAACACAGCGAGCACTCTTTGATATACGGTATCTACACTTACTGCCATTTTATATTTTTTATAGTAGTTAGGCCACATTAAGCGGCCTAACCGCTATAAGTGACTTTATTTTAATCTTTTTTCAATACTTGAGTAAATCTCTACTCCTTCATCAGTTTTAAACCAAGCAGCTAGCGCTGAATAAGGGTTTTCTTCAAAAGGTACAGATAACAGTTTTCTACCTGTTGACGCCCAAGTAAAGTTTCTTTGGTCTTGACTTAAGTCAATAATACCGTCTTCTACGGCTTTTATACCAAAATTTCTTAATTGTACGTTATCATCAGACGCTAGTTCTAAGAATAAAATAGGATTTCTACGTGCAAACAGTAGTACATCTCTTTTAATCTCCTTAGAAGTCATAGAATTAACCTTACTACCAACTTCTACTCTTAATATAGCTTCTAAATGATCAATATCTAAGTTTTTAGCAGAGTTTAAAGCTTCAATTTCAGCCTCAAGGTATGCTAAATCATCATTTGCTTGTTTAACATTATCTACTTCATAATATATACCACCATTTAGCGGGTGATAAAGCGATAATAGTTTTTGTAGCGCTACGTTTGCCTTTGGCACAAATAAAGTTCCATTTCTAAAAACAATTTGTTCTAATGTAACTTCACCTTTTTGCTCATCAACAAATGGTGAGCTTTGATTTGTAGCGTATCTTAATTCTCTTTGATAACCTTTTTCTGGATCAAACCATAATAAAGATCTTTTAACAGAGTGTTTTGCTGGTATTGTAGTTATAATGGGTTTTTTGTTACCAACTAGTTCGTATACTCTGTCTTTTTGTTCCCATACCGCAGGTGCGGTTTTTTCTTTTTTTGCCATGATATGATATAATAAAATTATTAAAAATGTAAGATTTACCCCCGAAATATATCGAGGGTAATCTTACTTTATTCTGCTTTTTAGCTTGCAGTGTCTTTCAACAATACAAAGTTGTTAGCACCTTGAACACATAGACATCTTTCAGACAAGAAGTGTACGTTCATCTCATCAATGTCAGAAGTGTAGTTACCACCAACAGAACCAGTGATCCAAGATTTCATTCTTCTATCGTCAGCTTCAGAAGCTCTGTAGCGTACGTGTAAGAATGGTCTTTGAATGTTTTTACCAAGCGTTTGGTCATAAACTGTAGAAACACCAGCAGGTACAAGTACACCGTCGATATCATCAGTTAAACCACGAGTAGCAGCATCATTCAAATATTTCCAGTCAGTTTTGTAGAAGTCATAAGAACCTCTGCGGAAACCGCTAAATCCTAGATTAAGTGCCATATCTTCAGAGTTGTCAAATACACCGTAAGATGTACCGCCAGTTCCGTAAGAATTAGCTCTTGCTAGCATGTTGTCAATAGCTAAAGATGTACCTCTATCCAAGAAAAGCATGTTTTCTTCAATAGCACCTTGCTTATCAAGCTCTTGTAGAATTACATCAAACTCAGCAAGACCACTTAAACCAGTAGTGTTGTTAAAGTCATGATCATTGAAAACAAGACCTCTGCTTTCGATAGCAGCAAAAAGACCTTCAGTACCTTTTACAGTTTGAGAGTTAGCGTCTGTGATTGTTTCAGTTGCTTTTTCAGCTTCAACCATAGACATCTCTAGGTAATCTTCAAATCTTAATCTAGTTTCATGCTCTGACTTTAGATACCATAGATATCCAGAAGTTCCAAGCTCAGTAGTTACTTCGATCCAACCGATCTGAGCAGTGTCAGAACCATTGATTGAGTATTTATCTTTAATGATAATTGGGCTGTTAGTGAACTTTTGGAATCCAGCATCGATAGACTTTTGCATTCCCGCAGCACCTTTACCAAACTCAGAACCATAAACAAATACTTTAAGGTCGGTTGGGTTAGTAGCAGCTACGAATGAAGCAGGCCAGTCAGCTTGAGTTAGAGGATATGCCTCTAGCTCTCCAGTTGCAGCGTCAACAGAAGTAACGAAAGCTTTTACAGTTACAAAACCTTTAGATACGATGATAGTTTGGTTAGCTCTAATCGCGTGACCTTGAGCAGATCCTCCACTATCAAGCACAACTAAAGTGTGATCTGTAGCGTCGTTATTTGTTTTAACTTTTACTGAATCATAAGCGACGTGTAGTCTACCTTGTTCAGACCATACGACTTCGTCAGAAGCCATTGGCATTTCAGCACCTACCATACGTAGAAATGAAGAGATAGATCTGTTTCCATATCTTTCAACTTCTTTTTCATATACTTCTGGCAAGAACTGCTTTGTAAAATCAAAGTCTCCGGAAGTACCGATTGCTAGGTAGTTTTTATCGAAGACAGTTTTTGATGGTGCGGGCGTTAATCCAGCTGGAAACGCACCGCCAGTTGCAAAACTCATATTTTTAGTTTTTTAAAGTTATTCTATTTTCTTATTTTGACTTTTAATCGTGAAGAATCGTCACCGCTTATTGCTCTAACTCTAAGTCCACCAGCTTCCGTAACAGGTTCATGAACACCTCTAGGGTCCATATCGACGTTTTTAGACTTAGCTACGCTATTTTTAATAGCATCAGCTTTACCTTGCTCGTAGAAATGATTAGCTATTGCATCTGCGTTCATTGCTGTAAAAAGTGCTTTGTGATAACCTTTTGCATCACCCATCGTGCTGTCTTCCGCTAAAAACCTTTTAACAAAATTGTTTATATCACTTTGTGTTTGCTTAACTTCACTAGCATTTTTAACATTAAATCTATATTTTTTATCACCAACAGAATATTCAAAACCTTTGAAATTGTCAGAAAAAACTTTATTAGTTTTTTGTAAAAAAATATCTGATTTATTTTTAGCAACTCTATTCTCTTCTTCAGATTCTTTATTATAGCGGTTGAAAAAATCAACTGCTTTTTGCTGATCAGGTGTCAATTTTGATCCAGCTTTAATTTCTTCGTAATACTTAGATTTTAAAGATTCTAGATGATTTTTAGCTTTAGCTACCTCTTCTTTAAAAGCTATTTTAGATTTTCTTACAGATTTTTCGTCATCTAACTCTTCATCATAAGAAAAGTCTTCCATTAATATATCTATATCTTCTTTATCTAAGTGTGGTTTAGTATTTTCATAATACTCCCTAAGTAATTGCTTGTCATTTAAACTAGAATAATCAGTGTTTAGCTTTACGTAATCTTCTAAGCTACCACCTGTTTCATTCATGAAATCAACTACTTTTTGTATATTTTCAGGTAAAGGTTCGCCTGTTTCTTGTGCTTCGGCTATAACCTCTTCTACCTCTTCCTGAAGCTCTTCAACTTGTTCTTGAACTTCTTCTTCAGTGACTTCTTCTAAAACCTGATCTTCTGCTGTATCGTCTTGCTCAGCTTCAACTTGCTCTGGTTCAGTTTGTTCACTTTCAACTTCTGGTTTCTCAGGTTGATCTTGGTTTAATTTTCTTAGATCAATTTTAATAGTACCATCTTCATCTACGCTAGATATACTTTCTTGATCTTTAGTTTCAACTTCTTCTTGAGGTTTTTCTACTTCGTTTTCTAAAGTCTGCTCAGTAGTTTTGTCTACAACCTCTTCAATTACAGACTCATTTTCTTGGTTTTCCATGATAAAATATTATATAATTATACATTTACTATTATCACCTGGGTTCAAACGAACCTAAATCAAAATCACCACTTAGTATATCGTTGCCAGATGATTCAAAGTTTTTTGGCCCGGTGTTTCTTTGTCTTTGCTCTATAAGTTGGCTTTGTTGTGTAGCTTGTATTTTAGTTCTATCGTCTTTTCTATTTTCTTTATAAGACTCTTTTGCTTTGTGAACTTCAGCTTCTTTGCTTTTCAAAGCCATATTAATTTGGAACTCATAAGCCATTAAATCTTTCTTTAATTTAGCTTCTTCAGAAAGCCTTTGTGATTCAAAATTTGATTTAGCTTGTTCTAGCTGAACTTGAGCACCAACTAAAGCTTGTTGTTTCTGAACTTCTAGTTGAGCGGCAGCTTGTTGAGCTTGCACGTTTGCGTCAGCTTGAGCTTGCATGTTAGCTTGCTGTATTTGCATGTCTCTTTCTTGCTTCTTTTTTCTTTTTATTTTAAGCAATTGATTAGCAAGTTTAACGTTTTTAATTTCTCTAACATCAATAGCATCTTCTAAATCTATAGTGCCTTGGCTAAGCGCCATTTGAATATTGTTTTCTAATATAGCCTGCTGCTCATCATCTGGAGCTAAATCTATAAATATACCAAAATCATGCAAGTGCATTTCAGATATATCATCTAATGTAGCAACATTGTGAACTCCTATAGCTTGTATGAAAGCTTCTCTTGTTGGGCTATACTCTAAAACATCAGATATTCTTAGTGATAATGCTTCTGCTATTTCAGCCGTTAAGAATAAACCACTTTGTAATATATGCCTTGTAGCCGTATTACTGTTAGCAGCTGCTAGTTTTTGTACGCCAACTAAAGCGTTTTTGTCAGGCATACTACCATCTCTAGCTTCATTTAATCCCGTCACATCACGTATCATCTGCATGTAATAGTTGTACGTGGTTATTAAAGATGATATTTTATTGTTACCAGAACCTGACTGTATTTCTTGAACAGGTATTTTACCTGGATTCATGTCACCTTCAGACGTAAAAGATCTACCTATAACAGAACCAGTTTGAAAAAACATATTTAACGCCTCTTGTGGGTTATAGTTAGTTCCATTACCTAAATCTATTTCAGCTAAACCATCAGCGTCTAAATATATACCATCAGGCACCATACGAGATAAAACTTGCTGTAGTTTTAAATGAGTTATTTGAATCATGTCAGCAAAACCTATAATTCTACTAACTAAACTTTCTATACGACCTTTATACATTCTAGGCGCAACTATACTGTAGTTCATTTTAACCTTAGTATGGTCGCTTTTAGGTCTCATCATGTTCTTAGCTAACTCCCATTTTAGCATTTTATTTGTACCTAAAACTAAAACACCCTCATAAAGAACCTCTATAGATCTTGATATTTTTTCAAAGTTACGATCTAAAACTTCTGCAGGTGGATTAAAAGTATCGTCTTTTATTAATATTTTAGAAGCGCCTGTTGCTGTCTGTTTTACCTTGTAAACTTCGTTAGCGTAAGTTTTGTAATTAAAATACAACAATTGAACAGAGTTTTTATCTATGTTATTTGTTTCGTTTATAGTTCTATGATAAAAGTCTGTGTTCTGTACGCCTTGCTTAGTTATTTCTTCTAAGTCTTCGTTTGTTAATTCTGGAAACTGTTTCTTAAGTTCATTAATAGGTACAGTCTTTATTTCACCTACATAATATATATCTTCAAAGTAAGGTGATTCTGTATAAGAAAATATAATATCAGCAGGATCTACATACTCTACTTTTATACCTTCTGATTTATTAAATGAGGTTTTAGCACAACCAATACCTAAAACAGTTAAGTCGTAGTTTAGTCTTTTTCTAAGTAACTCATATCTGTTACCTTCTAGTATTGTATTTATAGCTTGCTCCTGAGCTATCTCTATAGCTTCTTTGTAGTCTAACTGCATATGAAGCTCTAACTCTTCTTTGTTTTCTGGTAAACTGTTTTGATCTGTTTCAAACAAACTTATACCAAAAGCTTCTTGAGCAAAGTTATTTAATTCTTTTGTTTGCATGTCTCTAATTAAAGATTCCATATATTCTGTTCTTTTTTGAACACCATAAGGATCTTGTGAGAAAGCTTTTATATCAAAAGTTCTTTCTGAAATACCATTAACAACTATATCTACGAACTTAGATATGATTGGAACTGGTTTCCAGTCTAGATTTAGATAAGATAAATCGCCATTTATAGATAACTCATCTTTATATTTTTGTATAGACTGTTCGCCTCGCGCGTACAATCTTCTTCTGTGAAATGTATTTTGATTGTTATAAAACCTATTAGTACCGGAGTCTCTTTTAAACCACTCGTGTTCTATAGCTTTAGCAACTTTTAAACCGTACTCTTCGGTTACTTTTTCTAAATCGCTAGCTATTTGACTAGGAAAATAACTTTTTACAACTGACTCAGCCATAATTATTTATTAGTTTTGATCTTGTTCCTTTGTTCTGGTATCTCGCGATACTTAAATTTACTTTATCTTTATTATAACTACTTCTTGGACTATACATGTGCTTGTTGCATGCCATTATAGCTAATCCCGAGCTAATTGCAGCATCAAACTTTGTTCTTTTGTTTATATCAAACCTAGCCCAATCGTTTAATGTTTTGTTGAAATATATATTACCGTAAGTGCCTTCTTTAATATGGCCTACGTGGTTCTCTATATACATTTCTATAGCGGCTGCGTGAGCCTGCTTAATATCTTCACTTGTATTAGGTATACCACCAATTTCTTTCTCTGCAACCGATAGTTTATTCCAAGTTTTATCAGGTCTATTCATACTAAAACCTCTGTAACCTCTTCTTTTAAAATAATACAAAAGTCTAGGTTTGTTGTTTTCTGCTAGTATAGGCATACCATAAAATATACAAGCCATAAGTACATCTTCAAAAAATATTTCAGAAGTTTGAGGTCTAGCTATATATTCTAAAAAAAATGAGTTAGGAGGTGCGTTTTCCATGCTGAACCTCGTTAGTCCATGCAAAGCGCCTTTTGATCCTCTACCATCAGTTGTACCTGATATATCATAACTATCACACCCAAAAGCACCAATGTGCTCGTTACCAGGTTTTTTCATACCGTTTTTTAGTATGACATTATTTTGTATAGATAAATCTGGTACCCACGATACTAAAAATCTACCTTGATCGTTTGGTATAAAAACAACTTCAGTATCTTTAATACCGTTTTTCCATTGAAAGTTGCCTTTTGATATTAATCCATCAGCAACAGCTTCGTTGTAATCTATTTGCTCGTATATTTTTGCTAAATTAAATATACTGTTTTTAGTTTCATCTCTAAACGCGTGTTCTTCAGTGCGTGGAAACTGTCTGTAATATTCGTTTAAAGCGTCTTGATCACCTCTTAAACCGTCTACTTCATTATCCCAGTGCTCTATAACACCTATATCTATGCTTTCCCCATAAGGACCTTCAACTTCTTTTTCTGGAGTGTCGAATACAGGTACTCCATGAGAATCAATGAATCCTTCGTAGTTCCATTCCATAGGTATGAACAAACTATATAGTCCTGAGCGAGTCTGTCCATTGCGGTTTCTTTTCGTGACGTCTGAATCATAATAAAGCTTTTTAAAATTATCACCACCTTTGTCTAAAGCATTGCTTGTAGACCCCATCATACATTTACCTATAATTCTACTACCTAGCCTTAACGTTGTCTTCGTGACTCGCCAGTTGTTGAGGATGTTGTCCGGCCGTTCCCATTTACCCGATTCGTCATGTACGAGGAGTTTGAGTTTCTCACCGTCGTAGGAGTTATCACCCGTGTTCTTCCAGTCGATTGTTGTATCAAGACCTTCGAGCTCTTCCCTCGTCTGCCCTGACTGTATAGATTTACGCGTGAGTTTTGACGCGGGTACTCTATATGCAAGTTCGGTTTTGGGACGATCCATACCGTCTTGTATTGGCTTAAAGAAAAAGGGATAGTTGACTGATATCGGTACAACTTTATCAGTGAACATTTTCTTAGCATCGGCCCCAGATTTGGACAATATGCCAAACCGTGAATCAGATGAAATTGTTGCCCAGTTAACTGTTTCTGATGACGCCATAAAAGAAAATCCGGATCGTCTGTTTTTAAGATAGCACATTCCATAACAGCGGCTGTCTGCTTTGCAAGCTTCCCAGAATATAAAGAATAATCTATTTGCTTCTCTAAATTCAGGGGCCCCAACATCAATCTTGGTCCACTGCAAGTACATGTAATGAGTACCAGTAACATAAGTAGGCTCGTCTTTGTTATAGAACCAATACCCTTCATCACGTCTTTTAAATTCTTCATCTATATATGGCTCCCATTTTTGTTTAAAATCATCCGGGTAAGTTTTCCAATCAAATATAGTTTTTATCCTGCTAAGCTCTTTTGGATATTCTTTTTTAACCCACTTGTTATCTTGCTTGTTTATTTTGGGTTTAGGTGGTAAGGCTATGTTTAAGTTTTGTATGCTATACACGTCGCCTATTTGACCTGTCTTACTTATGATTACTAGATCTTCTTCTTTATTATAACCATACTCCCACCTTTTAGATTTATTAAATCTTTTTAGCTTGTTTGTCTTAACAGGGTTTATTATTCTATATAAACTTTGTTGATACATTACTTACTTCTTCTTTCTGCAAAACCTTTAAAAGCTTCAGTTTTCTTTTCTATAGGTTTGTTTTCTAGCAAAGATTTTTCTTCTTCAACCCTGTTTAATATTTCAAAAGCGTCAAATATAGCTAACTTTTTTGTTGCTGCAGCGTTTTTTAATCTATCAGCCGAAACATCATCTTCGGTTTCAACTATGGGTTCTTTAGCTACTTTTATTAATTCTTCAACAGCTCTATAGCCAGCTTGGATTATACTCGACTTCGTTTCCTTTATGTTCATATTTTATTGTTATTAAATTAGATTTGACCCTGTAAAGTTTTTCACCGTTAATAATAAACTCATATTCTGATCTAGGCTTAAAACCTACTTTAAAACCAGACTTTATACCGTTTTTAATTAATTCTTCATCAGGGTATTTCATTATACCAACTAAAGGCTTTTCTTTGCTATCAGAAAAAATATCATCATTTTTTATAGGTTTTACAAAGCAATAACCTTTTACAGGCTTCCAGTCTTTGTTTCTTTTGTATAAAAATATCTGATCAGGGCTAGCAAAAAAAACTTCTTCATTAAAAAAACTTTTACTGTTTTTCTCATTACCCTTAACATCATAAAACCTTCTAAAAACATTATGATGTATTATCACTTCATCTCCTTTTTTAACGTTAGTTTTTTCTAACATAGGAGTTTCTAAAACAATACCGTGTCTACTTACATATAAATGATTTTGTAGCTCTGTGTTTAATATAAGCTCTTTATCTTTTATTTTTTTAGTAGACGTGTTCCTTTTTTCTTTTGGCTTTACTATAAAATTAAAAGGACTACGCATTAATATTCTAAATTATACTCTACGGCTATTGCCATATTTTTATTAAAATCTTTCCAAGGTAAAACCTCATTATTTTTTTCTATGTATACAGAATACTTTTCTTCTTCTTCAACTATCTGATGTATAGAGTGCCCGCCATAAACTTCTTGGCCAACAGCATAGTGCATAGCTTCATTTTTGTAGTCTCTGCCTATACTAATCTTTCTTATCAGTTTCATCTTCCTCTATTTCTTTATACTCACCAGTTACCACATCAATAGAAACTTTACCATATTTTTCTTCTAAATCTGCTTGTTGTGCTTGAACTTGTTGTTTAGCTGCAACCATTTCATGCAATAAAGCGTGTTTTTCTATTTCGTATAAACCTAACTGAGATTGTATTGATTGTATTTTATTTACTACTTGTTGAAGAGCTTCTAGCTCTTTTTTCTTAATTTTAGCCATTTTATTTTATTTAATTTATTTTAATTTTTATTCTGAAACTAACCAAGAGACATCGTCTCCTGTTACTTCTACATTTGTTGGTGTAATTTTTTTACTTATTTCACTTTCTATGACTTCATTCATATGTTCTGTTGGGTGATTAGCTTGCGCCCAAGCAATAACGTCTGCTTCAGCAAGATCACCTATAGCTGTGAAGTTTTTGGAATCAGGCGCACCAATAGGACACGCACCGTTGAACACAGCAGACTCACCTGAGTCAGCATCTGTTCCTTTATATTCAAAATTAATATGTGTGATTACATTTGACAATCCGTCTAACGTGGGTGCTTGCTTTAAAGCCGTAATCTTCCACTCGTAAC